TGTGGGAACATGACCACAGTGTCTGGCGGGAACATTGGAAGAGGCGTAAAAAGTTGTGGATGTGCAAGGAAATCAGGCACGTATGTACATAAAAAACATGGCTTTGCTTCTCATAAGGCATACGACAAACTGTACCACACATGGAACGCCATGAAAGGCAGATGCTACAACTCGAACAGTAAAGATTTTCCTCATTATGGCGCAAGAGGTATCAGAATCTGCGATGAATGGCTTTCAGACTTCGTGAGCTTCAGGAACTGGAGCTTGAATAACGGATTCGCGAACGATCTGACAATTGATCGAATTGACGTAAATGGTAATTACTGCCCACAAAATTGCAGATGGATCACTGTAGCAGAGCAAAACAGGAACAAAACGACAACGAAAGGAGCAAAAGAATGAGACCTTTATATGAAATCGACCAGGCGATCCTGGACTGTTGTGATTTGGAGACGGGGGAGATCCTGGACGGCGAGGCGCTGACCGCGCTGCAGATGGAGCGGGAAGCGAAACTGGAGGGCGTGGCCCTGTGGGTGAAGGACCTGAAGGCGGAGGCGGAGGCCGTCAAGGCGGAAGCCGACAAGCTGAACGCCCGGAAGAAGGCGCTGGACAACAAGATCGACAGCATCAAGGCGTGGCTGGCGGCCGCGCTGAACGGCGAGAAGCTGAAGACCGCGCGGTGCAACGTGTACCAGACCCACAGCCAGAAGCTGGCGGTCGCGGACGAGGGGAAGCTGATCAGCTTCCTGCAGACGCTGGAGGAGCCGGAACGGTTCCTGCGGTTCAAAGAGCCGGAGCTGCGGCGGGACGAGATCAAGAAGGCGCTGAAGGATGACATGATCATCCCGGGCGCCGCGCTGGAAGAGACGGAAAGCGTGGTGATTAAGTAATGCAGCAGCATATTCAGGTATTCAATCCGGGTGGAATTACGCCATGTGGTTTGATTAATATCTGCAACATTGAGGAAATATGGCTGAACGAGTTTACAAACAGCGTCGCGATTCGTTACCGCTCGGCAAATGGAAACCTTGTTGACCATGAAGAGTATTTTGATTGTCTGCGCACGGCTCAACTCAGGTACTCAACGATAAAACATGATGTACTTGATAATCCGCATGACAGTTTTGATCTGACATTCAAGAAAAGCTTAAAGAATAAGAAGAAAGAAATGGAGGCTTGTAAATAATGGGTATCCCTGTTCTGATCCTGGGCTATTCGGGCTCAGGGAAAACCCGCAGCATTAAACACATGGATCCGGAGACGACCGGGGTGTTCCTGGTGGAGAAACCCCGGCTGCCCTTCCGGGAGAAGTTCCTGACGGTGAAGAGCGCCGGGTACCCGCAGATCATGCAGGCGCTGAAGAACCCGACCATGAAAAGCTACGTCATCGACGACAGCCAGTACCTGCTGGTCAACGAGTTCTTCGACAAGGCCAACGAGAAGGGGTACGAGAAGTTCACGCAGATCGCTCTGAACTTCCGGAACCTGATTCACTGGGTGAATATCGGGACGCCGGAGAACGTGATCGTGTATTTTCTGCATCACATCCAGACGGATGACATCACCGGCCGGGTGAAGCCGAAGACCATCGGGAAGATGCTGGACGAAAAGCTGACAGTGGAAGGCTGCTTTGACATTGTTCTGATGACGGAACGAAACCAGGACGGCTGGTGGTTCAGAACCCATACGGCCGGGAACGATCCGGTGAAAACGCCGGAGGATATGTTTGAAGACGACCTGATCCCGAACGATCTGGCGCTGGTCGATAAAGCAATAAGAGATTATTACGAAACGGAGGAAAAGTAACATGAAGGCATTTGACGGTTTCAAGAGCGAGAAGAGCAACCAGGGCGGATTCGGGCAGCTGCCCGCGGGGGCCTATGTCGGCAAGATCACAAGCGTGAAGATCGAAGGCGCGGAGCCGGACCAGACGCTGGCGATCGCCGTGGACGTGACGGAAGGCGAGCACGCCGGATATTTCAGCCGGCGGCTGAAGCACGACCAGGAGATGGGCGGGCAGTTCGAGATCAAGTACAAGGGCGTGTACCGGCTGCGGATCCCGAACCCGGCGAACACGAAAGCCATGTATCCCGACAGCGACAAGAAGCGGTTCAACGACGCGATCTGGCGGATCGAGAGCAGCAACCCAGGGTACCACTGGGACTGGAACGAGAAGGGCCTGATCGGACGGGCGGTCGGCTTCAGCATGCAGGACTGCGAATACAACGGCAATCCCTACACGGCCATCGGCCGGTTCGAGGTGGTGGAGGACGTCCGCGCCGGGAACGTGCAGAAAATGAAGCCCAGGAAGCCCCGCTGGGACGCCGATCCCTCTGCGCCCGCCGCGGATCCGATGGGCGGGTTCACCCAGGTCGAGACGGAGCTGCCGTTCTGATGGTACTGCTGGAAGACACGCGGAACCAGATCGGGAAGCACAGGAACATCGAGGCCTACTGCCGGATGACCGGGATCGAGATCATCCGGCAGGCCCTGGTGGTCGGCGACTACATGATATCCAACAAGGCGGACATCAGCGTCGACACCAAGCAGGACGTGAGGGAACTGGCGATGGACGTGTTCCAGGAGCACGAGCGGTTCCGGAGTGAATGCGAGCGGGCGCAGAAGTGCGGGATCACGCTGATCATCCTGACGGAGGAAACGCTGCCGGGAGGGCTGCTGGATAACTGGCGCTCTCCCGTCGGGCGGGACGGGCGGCCGCTGTACCGGTTCGACCCGAAGAGGCTCAAGAAGGCGATGATCACCATGCAGGACAAGTACGGCGTGAAGTTCCGGTTCTGCGACGGGCGGAGCACCGGGAAGGTGCTGATGGAGTACCTGAGAGGGGAGCGGACGTAATGCTGAGCGACGAGGAAACGAGGATCTGGCGGGAGGGCTACGACCTGCACGCCAAATACCGCGACCAGTTGGAGACGCCGGAAAAGTGGATGGAGTTCTCCGACGCCGTGCGCGATTTCGTGAACGGGCACAACATGGGCCCGGTGGCATTCCGGATGGGCGTATTCCTGATGGACATGATGGGGGATCTGTACCGGGACGGGCACAGGCCGGAACCGGTGCAGACGGCTTTTTTTGACGAGGAGGCGTACACATGACCCACGCGGAGGCGGCGGAGGTGATCAAAAACACCGTCAGCATGCGGGACGCAGCCGGGATGCTGGGGTTCAGCGTCCGGAAGGACGGGTTCATGGTGTGCCCTTTCCACGGCGACACGGACGCGAGCCTAAAGATCTACGACATGAAGGGCGGCCACAGCGGATGGCACTGCTTCGGATGCGGGCGGGGCGGAAGCGTGATCGACTTCGTGATGGAAAGCGAGGGCTGCGGGTTCCGGCAGGCCGTGCGGGAGATCAACGACCGGATGGGGCTGGGGCTTCTGACGGTGGAGGACATGTTCACGCAGAACACCAGGCAGAAGACGCAGCGGATCTTTGACCAGGCTCGGGACGCCTTCGACATGTGGGCGAAGGCCGCGGAGAAGTTTTTATGGAAGACGCAGCACTCGCTGACGCGGTGGCTCCTGGAGATCGAGGGAAAGCCCGAGCAGGAGCGGACGGCGCAGGAGTGGACGCGGATCCAGCTGATCCTGGAGGAAATGAAATACAACGACTATTTACTGGAGAGGACGGAAGAGATCCGGAGGGAGGTGAGTCAATGGCGGAGCAAGGCCCGGAGCGGAAGCCCATGACGAACTTCCTGACGAAAGCCAGGGAGGAAGGCACGAAGGTCGCTCCGACCATCAGCAAGTTCAAGACGGTGCTGGAGGAAAATTACGAGGACACGATCAGGCTGAACGAGATGACCGGGAAGGTCGAGTTCTTCAGCGCGCAGGACAGCGACTGGCACGAATGGACAGACGCCAACGAGAGCATGCTGCGGAACTGGTTCCAGGACACGATCGGCCTGTACAACAAAAACATGCTGGACGACGCCATGAAGATCTTCTTCGAGAACCAGCGGATGAACCCGCTGACCGAGAAGCTGAACAGCCTGAAATGGGACGGGAAGCACCGGATCCGGAACTTCCTGCACGCGGTGTTCAAGGTGCCGGCCACGAAGTACCACAGCGAGGTCGGAAGGCTGATATTCGCCGGCGGCGTGTGGCGGGCGTTCCGGCCCGGGTGCAAGTTCGACGAGATGGTGGTGCTGACAGGCAAACAGGGCACCGGGAAGACCACCGTGGCGCGGTACCTGAATATGGACGACCGGTACTACCGGGAGATCAAGGTGATCACCGGGAAGGAAGGCATCGAGGCCATGCGCGGGGCGTGGATCGCGGAGATGAGCGAGCTGATGGCCATGACGCGGGTAAAGGAGACGGAGACCGTGAAGGCTTTCATATCCACCCAGAGCGACAGTTACCGCCCGCCATACGGGAAGAACGTGCTCACGGTGCCCAGACGGTGCATTTTTATCGGAACGACCAACAACCCGCAATTCCTGACCGACCGGACCGGGAACCGGCGCTTTTATCCGGTGAACGTGAAGAGCAAGGTCGGCGACATCCAGGCCCACGAAGCGGAGATCCGCGAATATATCGAGCAGTGCTGGGCGGAGGCGGTGGATATGTACCGGAAGGGACAGCTGCTGCCGTATTCGTCGCCGGAACTGCAGGACGAAATCCTGGCCGCGCAGGAGCAGGCCATGGAGGACGACTG